TGAATCTTTGGTCCGTCTTCTCCCTTGGGATGGCCAAGCTCCCCCCATGCTGTTCTAGTCTTAACCTTTTCAGCCAAGAAACGATCAACAACAGGCTTAAGCGTTGCCTCTGAATAAACTCTCTTATTGCGGTTTGGCTCGGTTGATAACATTGGACCCTTTAGTTTCAAAAGGGTTGAACCATTCTCTAGTTTTTCGTTAATGATATCAACGTCTTCGCAAAGTTCTCTTATTAACTTCATTTAATTGTTTGCCCTAAGTTTTGCTGATTGCATTTGCATATAATGATTAGTTATATGTTGATATGCTCTTTTTCTACTTCCCACGGGACCTTTAGTAATGTATGTTCTTAATGTTTCATTATTGTTTATATGATGAACATCAAACTCAGCTTCCCTACCCTCACCATATTTGTGAAGTTCGTAAAAACCCCCTTGATGATATAGACGACTAACAACCTTATTTTGGTCTCTTGACCATTCTTGAGGCCTTCCTAATAGTGGATGAATTGTTTTTGTACTAGCCATTATACTGCTGTTATACTCCTAACTGTCCAGAAGTCGTCTGCTAATTGAGTATTTGTAAGATAATCGTATGGTAGATAATAATATCCATTATCACCACAACCTGTACCCCAAGAGTTTCTAATCTTGAATACAGATTTTGAATCTTCATAACCAACAGCTAATATACAATGACCCCCAAGATTTTCATCATGGGCTCCAGGCATAGGAACTAAACCTTTATTAGCATCACCGTCATAAAAACTTTGATATATTGATACACCAAACACAAACGGGAACCCACCAGCTAGGCAAGCCTTAAGATGTAAAAGCTTTGAATTATCAATTCTGTAATATGATAACGCCTTGTATTTTACTGCTTCATCATAAGCCGATTGTTGTGGTTTATTAGTGAATTTAGAAATGTCATATGGCCATAATGATTCATGGCAATATCCAACATTAGCTAAACTCTTAATTCCAGTTCTGATATATGCTCCAGCATCTTCATTAATAGTATTTTCGGCTTCTCTTTCATTATAATAAATGAATAGACGAGATACATCAAAGAACTCTAATTTCTGTTTTACTCTATCGAACTCAATAGCGCCAGAAATAGCATGAGCCGTGCATGAACCAAGGTCTCCCTGATCATCGCACGGTCCAAAAGAATTACTAAGATCAACAAACTTTGGCAGAGTACGCGGTTTCTCTAATTTCATTCTCATTTGACCATAGTCAAAGTCTCTGAAATCAGGAACGTCTGGTTTCCATCCAAACTTTACGTGATGTAAATCTGCCATTGCATTAATCCTTTAATATTGGCTTGTACCGCCGCCTTGCTTACCAATTTTCATAATTAATGTACCAGTACCAGTAACATTGGCCACAAGAGTAGCAGTGCTATCAATTGATAGTGACATATCAGAAAGAGTAAAATCCATTACTCCCGAACCCGATAGGTTCAAAAGAGTATTAGCCCCTCTAGATACTTTCCATGTACCGCTCCACATTACTGTTCTAATATTGCAACCCGTAAGAACTTCATCTCCAACAGCAACGTTTGATGTTGAAGTATTACCAGCAATGGTTAATGCTTCACTTGCATTTAAGACAATAACGGCTGAGGAGTTTTTTCTGTTATTTGTTACCGTCATTATTAGGCCTCGGTCTCTGGCTCAGATTCAGTTTCAGTTTCTTCCTCTGACTCAGGCTCATCTAGTGGATAACTATCAACTCTGTTTCCAAACATGTCATACTTTATTTGGTCAACATACTTTCCGAGATGTTCTTTCATGGCCCTGTCAAGAATATCCTTAACATCGGCTGGCCTTTGATCAATGACAGCAGCCATAATTTCCTTTGCATACGGCGAAGGACTATCTGTTCCTAACTCATTAAGTATTTCTTCTTTAGGAGTTTCGTCAGTTGATGTTTCAGTATCAAGTTCTTCACTTTCTTCAAGTCCAAGAATATGATCAATAACTTCTTTACTGATACCTTGATCTTCAAATGATTGATACAAAGCATCAGTGTCTTCTGCCTCAGCGAACAAGGCTTTGATATCTTTGATTAAGTCCATATTCTCACTTTCCTTAATACCTTTTCTATTAGACATTTTACCGCTTTTCCTACCCTTTGGTCTTACTTGTTGAGAGTATCCCGCATTATGGCCTCTCCATCCCGTACCAGGAGGGATAGCCCTAGTAGCCATTCCAGAACCAACTCTTGAATTAGGCCTAGCAATTCTATCTCCATAATATACAATAGGCATACCGTTAACGAAACCGACATTACGGGTTAACCGTCCTTTACGTGTCTTTTCATTTAACTCGTCTGCCATTTACCTTTGACCTTTTTGGTTTGGTATCTGCTGCTGTTGTTGCTGTTGAACAGGGGCAGCAGGTCCAGGCACATTACCGCCTTGATCAGGTGCTCCCATTGGATTTAACAACTCAGGAGAATATTGCGGATTATTTAGTTCTTCGATGATTTCCATATCAATTTTCTCTTGATCTTCCTCAGATTGTTGTAGTATAGTTTCTCTAATCCATTTATATGAAACTAAACTTCCTGCGAAAGGAACATAAAATTGTAATAGATTACCACGTTCAGCAAGCATGGCCTTTTCTTTTAATTCTGAATATAGATTGTCTCTTTGCCAAATAAACTTAATTCTATATGAAATAGCAGACCAATCTTCGGGGGCAATAACGCCTCTCAGAACTAATTGTTTTTCTAAAACTCTTAAAAATAAATGAGAAAATCTTAAATGTAAACGATCAACAAACTTACAGAAATCAATTTCGTCTCTGCTTATTTCTTGAGCCCTACCGTATGAAAATACAGCCTCAGGGTTAAATCTAGAATATGGAACCTGTAGGGACTTATATAATCCCATTTTGTAGTATTCCATTTCATCAATAATACCCTGCATTTGTCCAGGCTGTAATGTATCAATACGAGTACCAGCCTTGCCACCGTCTCTTGTGGCTAACCAATAATCATCAGTGAATGTCATGAACTTTCTATCGTCTCTGATTTCACCTGATTGGGCATCATAGACAACTTTAGTCTTAAACTTTGTCATAAGACTCTTAACGTATTCTTCTGCTTTGATACGTGGCAAACCGCCTACGTCAATATAGAATACTCGTCTTTCAGGGGCACGGGTAACACGATAGATAAGACCAGCATCTTCAACTGATCTGAGCATGTTGAGATATTTGATAGCGATATGAAGATGGCTTAAAACAAGTGTATTGTTGGTATCGGTTAGACCACTAACCACATGTACCACAGCATCTTTGGCAATCTTTAACCCTGTTAGAGGCATAGAAGGCGCAGAGCCAGGAGTTGAGGTTGCTTGAAACCCCTTATCGTTGTAAACGAAATACTCATTTACAACTCTATTAATAACATCAGAGCCAGGAACCGATTGAATCTCAGGGTTCTTAGCCTTAGCTATTTCTTTGACTTTTCTGATACATCTAGGGTCAAGATATCGTAATTCTTGAATGCCTGCCTGAGGATTTTTTGGATCGATAATAATATTGTAATACAACCTACCATCAACATACCATTTCTCAAAAATCTCATAGGCTTTAGTATTGAACTCAAGTAATTCTTGTACTCGATCAAACTCGTTTTCAATAGCTTCTTTGATAGCAGGGGGAAGCATATTATCTAAAGCTTCAAGCGTAATCTTTACGATTGGTTCAAAGTCTTGTTGGACAATAGATTCATTACATATTTGAGTCACCGCTGATTTAACCTCAGGGTGAAGTGTCATATCTCTATATTTTGTTACTAATTCGGCTTCACTTCGGACACTGCCGTTGATATCAACATAGGTCCCTTGAATACCGCCAGCGGTAACGACTACTGCACCGTCATCCGAAATCGGAGGGGAGAAAGAAGGGTGTTCTTTCTCCACATCAGGTGCATCGCGCTTGATTTCATAACCCCAAATTCTTACCATAATCTAATTACTCTTTTACTGGTTTAAATTATTATCATCAGGAAGAGTAGACTGATAAGGTCCATCCTTCATATTTGCTGATAGGTATCCAGTATCTAGTTCGTAATAGTCATATGAAAAATTAACAGCAAAGGTTTCGATTTGGTTTATGGCATCCCATGATAGACCGATATTATCAACCTGAGATGGGAAGATACCATGGAAGTTATATTTTCTGATAACTGCCCCATCCTTACCAAGCTGTCTAACATCGGCAATGGTCTTATATGCTGTTGCATATAAATTAGGGTCCATTCTGTTAGAAACTAGCGCGTTCATTCCATTTGACCACGCTTCGAACGCATTTCTTACAGTAAAGTCTTCATCGTTTTGGACAGTTACCTGCCAATCTTGGAATACACGATCCCCCGCATACTTAACCTGTCTTCCAAAGTAAGCCACAACAACAGGCTCAACAATGAATGAAGGTAGTGATGCAGCAGTAACGACGAAACGCATTCTCTGTGAAGCTTGTGCTCCAATGCCAGGAGGCATTGTTATATTAACTTCGAATAACGTAGGTCTAGCCCCACCGTATGGCAGGGACTTAGCTTTAAACTGTTCAATATTAAAAGGCACTTTTAATTGACTCCTTAAATATAATTCTTATGCTATTTAGTTTCTTAATTAAAAGAAGTTTCCAGCCCCAAGAATCTCATTAAAGTCAACTCCCGTTGCCGTAGCAACAAAGTTTAAATTAATGAAGTTAATTGATCGTGCAGGCTTGATAAGAATATCAGCCACAAACTCATTTCTATCAATAACCAATGGAGTGTTATTAAAAGTGTCGCAACGAACCTTGAAATCGTAAATACCTCTACGTCCTTTAACATCTTTTAGATAAGGTGTAATTGCATTAACGAATTGTGAACGTGTAAACTCATCATTGAACTCGAATAGTGTATATTCTGCCATTGTAGCAATGGCCTTTTCGAGAACAATGAACAACCGTCTAACGTTGATTCGGTCGAAGGCAGAAGGTTTAGCTTGAAGTGTCTTATCACCCCAAAGAACCGTTCCCTTTCCAGGCTTGCTAATAACAGGATTGATCTGAGACTTATAAAGCTCATCACGGAATGCCTTACGAGGATTCCAGGCAAGCTTAATGAAGTTTTTGATCTGTCCTCTGTTAAGACCAGCAGGTGGATACCAAGGATCAGTTGTTTGATCTGTTCTGATCATAAGACCAGCAATATCACCATTTAGAGGAACCCAACGAGGAATGTCATTATATCTGTCATACATTAACTTGTAACCAGAATCTAAGACTGCGTAGTTAGAGTCACGGCAAGAATTACGGAACTCTTTAACGTTATCTAAACGTAGGCTATCGCTGTTAACAGAAACAACGTCAAACTTATCAGGAGACACGCAAACGACGCAATCCTTACGGATTGTAACGATGTTATCTATAATATGGTTTGCAAGCTGTTCACCATTAACGCCGCCCCTTGCTTTACCCTGCAACAGAATAGAAACGTCAACATCTTCATCTGATGCGAATTGATCATACCCTTGAATTAGAGTAGACATTTCAACATCAGACTCTCCAGCACCATCCCAACCGCTGTTGAAATCGTACCATGTAACTTGGTTATTGGTTACAGACGTAACATTGAGTGAGTCATTTGAATACCCAGACGTTTTATCATTGGCATACCACACCCAACTTGATTTCTTATTAATGACTGTCTTGAAGTAGTTATCTTCATTGGTATGAGTCTTGGCATCCGTTCCTCTTGATAGACCTTTATAGGTTTCAAGGATTGTACCAGGAACACCAGTGATTAAACCATCTTCGTCAACAACGGCAATGTGAAGTTCATCTTGGGCTGCTCCATTACCGAATTGTAGCATGTATTCTGACTGACCAGGGGCAGTATCAAATCTGCTGTAATATTCCCAGAAACGAGTAACAGTATCAGAAAGAGCCTGATTTGAAATCAATCTAAGATCGGTCTCAAACTCGATTTGGAATGTTGAAGCCGCAACAGAGCCATTAACGTTTGAAGTTGTAGTTCCGACGTTAGTAACTTTAAGGCTTTGCGTTCCTATTGTAGAGTTACCGAATTGTAGATAGTCAGTTGTGTTGATGTTACCCTTTAGGTTACTTGCCGCTGTAATAGCCGCAGTTTGCGCCGTGGTATTAGATGAACCGTCATGTCCGTTATTAATAACAACAGTAGCCGTATTCGATCCAACAGTAAGACTTATTGTAGCCCCACCATTTGCATATGATGCAAGATTAATTGTGCTTGTAAACTGATTGGCGTTGTCACACACAGATAGCTTAAGGCTGTCACCTAGCTTGCCAGGATAACGACCAACCCAATACACATTGGTATCAAAGGTTCCGTCCATTTCATCATATGAAGTCTCATTCTTAACAATTTGACTTGCTAGACTGGTAACTGTTCCGATGTTAGCAATAGACGTATATGTAGCAGCATTTGAGATAAGCTGAATGGTATCGTTGCCGCTGCCTAATGCATGGCTTGCTGTATCAATTCTGAAAGCTGTTGTATTGACGATGGATGCAACGTAAGTACCAATGGTTAGCTTAGAATTGCCTGAGCTAATAACCATTTGTCCAATATGAATATTTGATGTGTTGCCGCTTGCCATAACAACTGTAGTGTTACCGTTACTAACAGTAACAGATGCTATTGGGCTAACACCTATAGTGTTAGCAGCACGAGAAATCATCAAATGATTTCCGTAAGAAAGCGTTGCTTCTCCAGTAAAATAAGTTTCTGCGTTTAAACTGGTAGGCTTACCAAACGTCTTCCATTTAACATCTACATTGTCAATTAATACTCTTTCATTCACTGGACCCCAGCGATACACACCACTTATACCTGTTTCGGTTGTCGCAACCTCAGGAACGATAGTTGAAACGTCAAACTCGCGTATATTAACGGCTGGTGATAAGGAAAAGCTCATTCTTATTATCCTTTATGCTAAAACTTTGTTCTTTATTTATTGATTTTACTTGTTTAAAGCTTTAGTAACCAGTTAGCAGGAAAATCCCATTCATCTTGTGGTTCATTGTCCAAAGACTCAGCATGAAAGCATGGGGCAATCATTTCCATTATATCGTCATCGTCGCTATCTCTTAGGTGTTCAATAGTATCAATATTAGTCAATTCTTTGAAATAAAGCTGTTCACTAAGCCATCCAAATAGCACACAGCACATAGATAAATCGTCAGTTTTTCCTTCCTCAGCTTCCCAACTTTTATTCTTTTTTGAGAATACCGCTAGTTCGTTGAACGTATTACGATCAACGATTTCTAATCTACCTTGCTCTACTAATAGCTTTAATAGATAACAACCTTGGTTTTTTGTCGGAAGAGTAGTCTTAATTCCAGGCTCACTTTTATCACCTGATGTTGTAAGTCTCTTACCGCTTCTACCTCCTACAGTCGTAGTTCTAAACAAGTTTTCATATTCGTAATCATCAAATAATGCATCAACAACTTGCGATCCAATGTCATTGATTTCAATTAGGCAATGAGCATTATTATATGCCTTTGCCACGTGTCCTATAACCTGAGCATAATCAATTGGTGTTGTTACGTTTGATCTATAGACACATACTTGTCTAAAAGGTAAAGAAGTAACATCAATTACAATAAAAGCAGAGTAATCTAATCCCTTTCCACGGGAAACGTCTGCCACTAACATATATAGATGATCTGCAATAGGATTTTCGTATTTTTTTAAATTATCATCGTACCATACAGGCTCTTGTAATCCTGCTTTCATTTTTTCCAGAGACGAACCTGATAAAAGAGTATAGCTTGAACCTAGGAACTCAACCTCTTGTTCCTGTCTAAACTGTTGAAGGTCAAATCCTAAGTCGGCTAGAGTCTGTTGTTTCCATGCTTCATCACGTCCTGGAATCATATCCCAAGTAATTTTGAACGGATAATAACCATTCCATTTAGCTCTAGTTTCTTGGTTCTCTGCATCTTTGAAATTAGCCGCTTCCCAGAAATCATGGAAATGGTTCAACCCGAATGGGGTTGAAATCATAGCAATCTTAGCATCTGGATTGTTAGCAAGCGTCTGTGACGATGCGGTCCAAAAATCTTTCCAGTCTTCAATCTTGGCAACCTCGTCAATCATGAGGAAGTCAATAGTGAATCCTGAAATTGAGTCTCGTGAGGTTGCCGCTGAGAAAACACGAGAACCGTTCTCTAGAATGATACTCGTCTTATTCCATCCGCCTTGTTTGATGCCTTGCTGCATCCATAAAGGAACATGCTCATAGGCATATTGAAGACGTTGAACCATTTCTTGAGCAACGTCTGCTTTGTTGGCTAGAATGGCAATCGTCTTGGGGTTCTCTTCGGAACTAAACAGGATAAGCCATAAAATGAAACCAACAGTGGTTGTTGACTTACCAGCCTGACGACATGTACCTAATATTGTTCGATTATTGTTTTTGTAAGATAATACTACTTCTCTTTGCCAGTCATATAATTTGAAACTGACTTTTTTACCTTTTGAAACAACCTTCATATGGTTTTCAATAAAATAGATTGGGTCAAGAGAACACTTAACCCATTCCATTTGCTGTTCAGGAGAAATACTTACTAGGGTATTAGCCCTTTTAAGATGTAAATTACCACGCAAACCTTCATTCTCAGGAAGCGGTATTAGATGTTAGCAACTGCCGTGTTAGATACCACAAGTGGAGAACTTGCACTGGTCATATGTTTTTCTAATTGTTCATAAGCAATGTCTGCAAGTCCTTTCATTATCATTTTCATATCATCACTTGCAGTATCCCAATCTTCTCCAGGGTGTAATGCTTCGAAGAAATGATAGGCCATTTTGCCTTTCATATCTATATCATTTACATCTAAGGTATTGTTTTTTAAATTATATTTTTTCATTACTTTGCACTCGCTGCTTTACTTTCTGATGACGCTCCACTATGCTCTGATGATGAAGATGAACCTTCCGAACCTGCCGCTGAATCAGATGCTTCGAACGATCCAGATTTAGATGCCATAGTGTCATGTTTCTTATAAGGACCTAATTTACCAGACACACCATACTTACCGTGAACGGGATGATATTTAATAAAATCATCTACTACACCAGAACTAGAGCTAGACCCTCCACCCCTATTTCCTATATCATAAGATGAATGTTCGTCTGGAACCGCCTTCCCAGAAGTAACAGGGGCGGCCACTTTTTGAACCTTATGAATAGTAACAGCACCGCCAATTGGGTTATTTGTGCTGCCTAATCTGATTTTATATTTGCCTGGATTGGCATCATTGAGATTCATTGCATAACGCTGATAGTGAGCCTTGTTTCGGGAATTGGTTCCGCCCATGCTAATAGCATTCCATTCCTTATCTTTCATAAAGCCTTCAACCGACTTTTGAACTAATGAAGCAACCTTGGCTCCCATAATTGGGGTGCTAGTTGCGATTGGTCTAAATCCAACTTTTCCAGGTTTACCAACACGAGCCACCACCTTATAATGGCCTCCTCCCAAATGGGCATAGTTAACCACGGCATGGTGTTCTTCACCGTTATGTTGGAACTTGATAACATCTTTCCAACCCGAGTCTTGCCCCGCCATTGGAGTAAGGGCCTCTTGTATTATTTGTTTAAATCTAATCATTTATGATTTCCCCATCTATGACTTTCTTCTTTTGCTCTTCTATCATCTTGGCAAACTCGGCTGTTGTTCCAAAAAACATATTATTGTTTATCGTTTTAGCAGTTTGATCAGTAGCAGTAGGCTGTGAACCTTTATTAATATCATTTTTAATTTGCTGATCGATTCGCTTTGTTTCTAATAATACTTTATTTCCATTGACAAGTTCTTTGACTAAACCTACTATCATTTCGTATGCCCCTGGATGCTGAGCCGCTTTAGCAATTTCTAGAAGCTCTTTCAGGGCTTCATTGCCATTTGCGATAGTATCCATGATATTTTTACGAGCAAAGTTCCATTCTTCATCAGAAGTAAAATCTGGTTTAGGAATATCAGGAAGTTTATCTTCAATGTTAAGTAGTTCTACTAATTCTTTATTCATTATTCAACCTTTTTAACAAATCCATAATCATCGCTAGAGAATATAGTATTTACATCAACAGATATTTCAGCATTGCTGGTAGGCTCACCGTTAGCCGTAAGTCCAGGTTGTACCGTTACTGTTCCTACTGGATCAGAAATATCGAAATCAGGAACATCAGCAAAGAAATTGGTAATGCTGTATTTAATGATTGGCTTCTCTCTAACAGGTCCAAAGTACCAACCCTTTACTACAAACTGTAATTGCCAAATCATGGTTCTTCTATCAGTAAAAGAACCATCATAATCATCTTGTATTGACACATCACCTAAAGTGATTACGGGGCAATCATATTTAAGGTCCATAGGACCAACTAATCTTATTGTAGGGGTATAACCAGGAGTAAATATTGGTAGTATTTCTTCTACAATTTTGGTAGTGTCTTCTAAAAACTTGGAATACACATAAAGAGAAAATGAAAGATCATAAGGAACCGCTGAAAATACAAACTTAGCTTTATTTGGATTTGTACTTTCAATGGCAATTTTTTTCATAGTTTGAAGCTTACGAGAGCCGTCATACCGAAGCCCAGTCATCTCAAATGAAATAATAGGAAGTACGATAGCAGCCTTCTTATCAATAGGAGGGTCTGCCATAACACGAGTTAATAACTTGTCTTTGTTAGCATAGACAATCGGGACTTTTATACGAGTTACTAGATTATTAGAAGAATCAACTCTATCTATTGAGATATCATTAAACAATCTTCCAAAAGATTTAATGTAGCCTTTAGTTATTTGATAGTAAAAATCTGTCCCTAGCATTATCTCTTGAACTCCTCACTGAAAGGATTTGTTTCGCTCCAATCAAGAATACCGTCAGTAGTTTGAGTTAAAACAGTATTATCCTGTAAGAAATCTTTAGAGGAAACATCAAACTTCTCATTAAGTAATAGAGTGCCGTCTTCTGCATATAATGGTGTTCCATCTTCTGCTAATAAGGCGTAATCTAGTTCATTGAGAGATAGCTTATCAACGATACTATCAATCTCGTCAATTCCAGTATTGATTTCCTCATGAGAGTATTCGATAAGCTCACAATGCAAATCAAAAACAGGTAGCATTCCAATTGGATAATGGAATACTTTCTTTTCTACATAAGTGATTGTGAAAAGTTTTTTATCTAATGGGTAGTATATAAGGTCTGATTCTCTAGGTCTTAATAAACCAGCAACAGTTTCAACTTCATCGTGGAATACACGTGACGCGCAAGTAAATATAACCTGATCTCTAATTTCTAGACCAAACTTGGACATAAGATTTCCATCACCTTGGAAACCTTCGTATGAACGAACATACATTTCAATTTGAATAGCATTCTCGTATGTTGAGATATCATCAGCTTCATAAATCTTATCAAAATTATGAATGTCTCTAGGAAGATAAAACAAATCAATTCCAAAGCCACGAATAGACTCAATGACTATATCCTCATATAGCCTTTGCTCCATTGAAGCACCGAAATTGTTATAGAATTGATTTGTTGGCATTTCTATATTGTTCCGTCTCTAATCTTTGATGCAATATGATGCCATTCATAATTTGCATCGGGGAACTTAGAGTTTAATTCCCTTGCGATTGCATGAGCACCATATCTAGCTTTCTTACTTATGCCATTACCTAATGAATATGAATGTGTTCGACTTCTTAGGTTCTTTGCAAAATCTATATGCTCAGGCGACATTTGGACCCGTTTTCTACCTGTCCCATCGGCCTTATTTACTGCCCCTGTAATGTATCTCGTAACAAGTCCTAGTCTCTTAGCAGCAGTTTCATTTGTATGGCCAATAGATTTTAATCTTTTGAACTCAGCTATTGTATCTGGATCAGTATATTTTGATGATCCTTTGTTATGAGGCTGATTAGGTGTTCTCTCAATTTGTCCAGTATTAACCAAATGTGTTCTGAGATTTCTTACCGTTCTTACACTTACACCTAGAGCCTTGGCATGTTCATGATTAGAAGCACCTTTGCTATGATTATCCATGAAAGTCTTTACTGCATCTTCATCATGAATTATATTTGGCCTTGGCCCTAGGTCATGATTTTTTACCGCTCTAGAAATCTTACTTTCGCTTGTCCCTGGAATTGCTTGTTGTATCCTCTTGTATGAGGAAGATCGTTTTCTCAGTCGTTGAATAATAGAGAGTTGTTCATCTGAAAAATCATTTGCTTCATTCAGTATATTCTTAAAAGAACGCATTCTATCCTACAAACATACCAGCAGCGGGAATACTATATGTATTAATTAATTCCTGTTTAAGGGCCTCTTGTTCCTGTCTGGATTCCTCATACATTTGTTGAGCCGAAAACATCACGCCCCCAGGCATAGGCATACCTTGATATTTCTTGAAGAGGTTATAGGCATAGTTCTCTTTAATCAAAGCAACACAGAAAGCCTGTAGCCACTTGTCTTTCCATACGTCTGGATATTTGGCAGGATCAATAACTTCATAGCATTGAACAACTAGCCAATCACCTTCGTTAATTATATTCCAATCCGTATCGATATACAGTTTGTTATTATGTCTGTTGTATCTCATGGGGGTTTGCCCAATGAGTATTTCTTCAATTAAAGTTATGTGTTGTCTAGCAAGGTAATAAGGCACTAGATTCATATTGTTCAATGTATATAAATCATTCAAGGCCATTTGATAGCGGATATTGAACATAGATGATGTGCTATAAGTTGACCGAAGGTCAAATATTTCAACAGCCCCGATTACATTACTCGGCAACTGAACAAAGCCGCCCATAACAGGCGTAATGTCTGCTCCCGTTCCTGTAACTGTATCAATCGTTATGGTAGGCTCTAGATAATAACCAGAACCATTTCCGTTAGCTGATAATAATGCTTGTGTTATTGTACCATTAGAGTCAGTGGTAATAGTAGCAACAGCCCCATCTCCAACTCCATTATTAGATGTAAAAATGACGGTATCAGCATTACTATAAAGTCTTCCACCGTCATTTATCTTAAGATTGTAAACTCTACCCCCAAAATTGTTTGCGGAAAATTGGCAACGATAATACATCTTCTCTGAGCCATCCATATGGAAGTCAAAAAAGTATTGAAGAGCTTCGTCAATTCTATCGTCTATTTGCTCGTCAGATATATTAATCTCTTGTAAAGGGGCACCTAATTTTCGTAGGCACCACTTCCCAAACTCTTGGCGAGTAGTAGGTATACTCATTATTTCTTAACATTATCCTTGTGATCGTCATCATGTCTGTGATCGTCATCGTCTTTATGATCACCATCGTCTTTATGATCACCATCGTCTTTATGATCACCATCGTCTTTATGATCATCATCGCCGTGACCCCCGTCACCATCTGTATGATCATCTACTGATGGATCATAAACAGGATCATCTGTGCTAGGCATAGGGTTATCACCGTTATCAGGTTGAGGTTGAACAACATCAACCCCATCAGAACTTGGCATCGGGTCGGAAACAACATCAGCCCCATTTCCATGGATAAGATTTCCAATATCATCCCAAATCTTATCAAACACATCACTAATGCTAATCGTTGTTGTTTCAGTAGTTGAATCATTAGAAGCGATTCCTAAAAGATCGCTCTTAATATCATCCCACTTCTTTTCGAACTCATCAATAAAGTCAGCAATATTTTTAGCTTTAATTTCTTTTGGCTTAACGTCCATTTAGTAGTTTCCCTCTTTAAAAATGTTCGTATTATTTAGCCAAACCTTACTTTACTATATTTACAAGTCTTGCACCATCAGATAATGCAATAAATCCATGGGGTATACCAACTTGCCAATCAACGATTTGCCCAGATTTTAAGGTTTGACCTTCTAATTCAGGATGGTCAGTTATTTTAAATGACCCTTTAGCAACAACAGTTATATGGTTGTCACCTTCGGTATGGGTATGAGTAGGGAGAATATCTCCCTTTTTCTCAAAGTCGAATATCACAACGCTTAGTTTACCTAAGGTAGCATTCTTTGGAGTAACGACTGCCATTATAGAACCTGCGTTGATCCATTAGCTGATGGGGGAGACGTATCTTTCCATGAGAGACTTGGTTCATCCCATTCATATGTCTTGCCATCATTTGGCATTGGGGTTGGAGCTTGCCAACCTTCTTTATCTTGAGTCATTACCCAAGAATCATATGGCTTTTGGTCAATAAACTTTGAACCATTCCATACTGAATACATCCATCCGTTGTCATTAACTCTCTTTTTAACAGTCATTCCCTCAGGAGCTTGATATTTTTCAATATCACCATCCCATGAGAAAACATTGACAACAACGTCGTTTTGAACTAGAAAATATATATCTGACATGCCTTCCTCTTATATTACTATAACAATACATTGACCATTGCCGCCAGCGGCAGAAACAGCAATGGAGTTAGACGAATTAGGTCCACCACCACCGCCCCCACCAGGGACAGAAC